AAGAGTTTATAAGAAACAAACTAATTAAAATATATTCTACTCGCACTATTAATGAAATGAAAACTTTTATATGGAAAAATGGAAAGCCACAAGCGATGAAAGGCTACAATGATGATTTAATTATGGCTCTCGCAATTGCTTGTTGGGTTAGGGACACTGCCCTCCAAAGCAGCGCACGAGATTTAAATTATCAAAAAGCTTTTATTAGTGCAATAAAAACTTCAAAAACCACAATGAATACACAAATTCCTGGACAACATGGCTACAAAAAAGACAACATATTTGATAAAATGAATGAAGCTAAAAACATGTATGATCAGTTTAAGTGGATTATAAAGTGAGACAATAATAAATGGCAGATAACAGAAAAAATAAGAATACAAAAAACCCAGCAAACCAAGAGTCTGAATTATTTAAAAGATTGACCAGGCTGTTTTCTGGACCAATAATTAATTACCGCTCTCAGTCAGGTCGCCGAATTCGTAGGCAACATTTGGATAAGTATGCATCCAGATTTAAATCTGCTTCTGGACAACAGTTCAAAAAAACATTATACAATCCGCTTGACCAAATTGCTACAAATGCTATAGCTAATCAGCGCCGCGGCGAACGTTATGTTGATTTTGATCAAATGGAGTACATGCCTGAGATTGCATCAACACTTGATATTTATGCTGATGAGATGACAACATATTCTGATCTCAAGCCAATGTTAAATGTGAAATGTCCAAACGAAGAAATTAAGGCTGTTCTTTCTGTTTTATACGAAAGCATTATGAATGTTCAATATAATTTGTTTGGCTGGTCAAGAACAATGTGTAAATACGGAGACTTCTTTTTATATCTTGATATAGACGAAAAGTTTGGAATTAAGTCAGCTATTTCCTTGCCTGTTTCTGAAATTGAGCGCCTTGAAG